TCAACTCTTTGAGTTTAATGATGAATTCACAAGAGCGCAGTTCAGAAATATGGTAGAACCTTTTCTGAGAGATGTTCAAGGCCGAAGAGGTATACACGACTTCAGTGTGGTTGCAGATGCATCAAATAATACTGGTGAGGTTATTGACCGTACGAGTTTATAGGAGATATTTACGTGAAACCTGCTCGTTCAATCAACTTTATTACTCTTAACTTTATTGCAACACGAACTGGTGTTGCCTTTAGCGAGGTAGGAGGTTAATCATGGCTAATATAGATGACTTTAAAGCAAATCTAATTGGTGGTGGTGCTCGTGCCAATCAGTTTCGAGTAACAGTAACACCGCCACCCGGCATTGCAATTGGATTGGATGTTCGTAGAACTTCTTTTCTTTGCAGGGGAGGAAGTCTTCCGGCTCAAACTTTAACACCCATTGCTGTTCCATTTCGTGGAAGAAGTATATACATCTCTGGAGACAGGGAGTTTGCTGAAGATTGGACTACAACCTTTATGAATGATACAGACTTTATGGTTCGAAATTCATTTGAAAGGTGGATGAATGGTATTAATGATCTTGCAGACAATACAGGTGTTATTGCTCCTGCTGATTATCAATCTGATCTTACCGTAGAACAATTGGATCGTGATGACACAGTTCTAAAAACTTATATTTTTAGAAGTGCCTGGCCAACAGGCGTCACAGCAATTGAATTAACATCAGAAGCTTCAGCTGAAATTGAGACTTTTGATGTTACTTGGAGATACCAGCACTTCGAAGCTTCTGGCGTAAACTTCTAAAAGTGAACCTACTAAATAGAACACAGTAGGGAGATATTATGGCAGAACTTTTCGGGTTCCGTATAGAAAGACCAAAGAAGGATGAGGGCAGTGAACCATCGTTTACTTCCCCTTCTTCTGATGACGGCACTATTGAAGTTGCTGGTGGTGGTTTCTTTGGACAAATTCTAGACACAGATGGCAGACAAAAATCGGATTTAGATTTAATTCGACGTTACCGTGATATTGCACAACAAGCAGAGTGCGATACAGCAGTTGAAGATATTGTAAATGAAGGTATTGTTTCAAATGAAAGTGATCAGGCAGTACAAATTACATTAGATCGCTTACCCTATCCAGATAAAATTAAAAGAAAAATAAGAGCTGAATTTTCAGAAGTATTACGTCTTCTTCATTTTGAACAGAAGGGGCATGATATCTTTCGTCGATGGTATGTGGACGGAAGAATGTACTATCATAAAATTATTGATAAGAAAAATCCGAGAAAAGGAATTACAGAACTTAGGTGGGTTGATCCCTCAAAAATTAAAAAAGTAAGAGAAGTAGATAAACAAGCTGATCCAAAAACCGGCGTATCTATGGTGCAAAAATTTGAAGATTATTATATTTACAGTGAGAAAGGAAATGCTAACAATGTTGGATTGGGTGATCCCGGCCAGGGATTAAAAATTGCAGCAGATGCAATTTCATATGTTCCTTCTGGACTGATTGATGGAAATTCTGGTAGAGTTCTTTCTTATCTTCACAAAGCAATTAAACCTGTAAATCAATTACGAATGATTGAGGATGCACTGGTTATCTATCGGATATCCAGAGCACCAGAACGTAGAATTTTTTACATCGATGTCGGTAATCTCCCTAAAATTAAAGCAGAACAATATCTCAAAGATGTTATGAATCGTTATCGTAACAAACTAGTGTATGATGCAACAACTGGTGAAATACGAGATGATAGAAATCATATGTCTATGCTTGAAGATTTCTGGCTTCCACGAAGAGAAGGTGGAAGAGGAACAGAAATTACTACTCTTCCCGGTGGATCTAATCTGGGGGAGATAGATGATATCACATATTTTCAACGGAAGCTATATCGTTCTCTTAATGTGCCAATTTCACGTTTGGAAGCAGAACAGGCATTCTCGTTAGGAAGAGCAACAGAAATTACAAGAGATGAATTGAAATTTACTAAATTCGTACAACGTATTCGTAAAAAGTTTGTTCCTTTATTCACTGATATTCTTAAAACACAATTATTATTGAAGGGTATTATTGCTCCAGATGACTGGGCTGAGATGCAAGAACATATTCAGTATGATTTCTTACAGGATGGACATTTTGCAGAATTAAAGGATGCAGAACTTCTTAACGATAGAATACAGACTCTTGACTCGATACAATCCTATATTGGTACTTTCTTTAGTAAAGAGTATGTTCTAAAGAAAGTTTTACGTATGAATGATGCAGAAATTGATGAGATGAATTTACAAATTAGGAAAGAACGGGATACTGATCCAATGGATGGTGGAATTGATGTTCCAGATGGTGGTGATGGTATTACTCGTTATCCACAAGATGGTGGTGGAGCTATAGTACCACCAGAGGCAATGCCAGATTATGAAGAACCAGAAGGTAATGGTGGAAACGGAGGAGGTTTTGGAAAATGAGTAGAGAATTTGTAGACGCAATGGAAAGAGGAGCTAATTTAGAAGCAGAGACTGCATTTAAAAATTCAATAATTTCGAAAGTTGGAGGTGCTCTTGAAGTAAAAAGAAAAGACTTAGCAAATACTTTTGTTAGAAATACAACAACAAAAACTGAGGTAGAAAATACGGATGGCACAGAAGTTTAGTGGTGTTTATAATACAGTAATTGAAAAGGATGAACATAAAAAATCTAAGCAGTACAAGAAATTGTCTCCTAAGATGAAGGATGCTGTTGACCTAATTTTCAAAAAAATGGAGTCTAAACCTTCAGATTTCCTAAATACTTTTGAGAAAACTATTAAAGAAATCTCGAAAAAATTTAAGGTTCCTGAGAAGGAAGTTATGCGTTATTTCGAAAAAGAAATGTTATCAATCTAGGGAGTGAATAATGGCCATCACAACACAGACAGTAATGGATTCGGATTTTGAAGTTGTTACGAAAAGCACGATTACATCAACAAACGCAACCGCTTTAAAGGTTGTTGATGTCTCTGCTCTTGGTGGTGCTGCCACTAATCCTAGAGTATCAATTGTCTCACTTTGGTGGACAGTTAGTTCTGTTACAGAAATTGAATGGGACGCCACAGCTAATGTAACTGCATTTACGGTAAATACTAATGGTAGTTATAATGCTGGTGGTCAATCTCTACCATCTATCTCAAATAATGCTGGTTCTGGTATTACTGGAGATATTTACATAGAAAATGATGGTGCTTGCACTGGAACTATAATAATTAAAATGAAAAAAGTATCTGGCTGGGATAACATAATAATAGAAGCATAAGGAAAGATAATATGAACACGGTAAAATTATTTTCAGAAGCTGTAGAAGATGTAGAGTTTATCACCGAAGCAAAAGAAAATGGAGATAAAAGCTACAAAATTCGTGGCATTTTTATGCAAGCAGATGTAAAAAATCGTAACGGCCGTGTATATCCTATGGACATTCTTGAAAAAGAAGTTACGAAATATAATAAGAATTTTATTAAAGAAAATCGGGCATTCGGGGAATTGGGACATCCAGAGGGGCCAACGGTCAATCTGGAAAGAGTATCTCATATGATTACGGCGTTACATCCTGATGGTAAGAATTTTATTGGCGAAGCTAAAATAATGGACACACCTATGGGTAAAATAGTTAAAAATTTAATGGATGAAGGTGCAAAACTAGGTGTTTCCTCTAGAGGTATGGGAAGTTTGGATTCAAAAAACGGAGCCAATTACGTGAGAGATGATTTTTATCTTGCAACAGCTGCTGATATTGTAGCAGATCCCTCTGCTCCTAATGCTTTCGTAGAAGGCATTATGGAGGGAAAAGAGTGGGTTTGGAATAATGGATCACTTGTTGAAGCACATGTTGCAAACTTAAAAAAGAAATTTGACGTTAAACAACGCCAAAAACAAGCAAACACTGAAGCATTAGAGTTTGCAAAATTCCTCAAAATGTTATAACTTATAAATATTAATCACAGAAAGGTAAGGAGATAACCCTATGTCCGATACAGAATTAGATAAAACAATTGAAGAGCTTGAGGCAGAAGTTCTAGCAGAACTTGAAGAGGCCGGCGACCCAACAAAGAAGGGTGCTGCTCCTGCCGAGAAATCTGATAAAATAGACGAACCAACCCCCGGCGGAGAAACCGAGGATCTAGGCAAAGCTGTTGTTGATCCTGAGCAAGATAGTTCCTTAGGCAAAGCAGCTACAGCAAAAGCTAAAGAAGTTTCTGGTGATAAAACAAAGAAATCTGCAAAACCTGCTGATAAACCAGAGAAACTTGCTGCTGGAGATGAAGTTGACCACGATGGCGACGAACTTGCTGAAGACAAGAAATTGACTAAAGCACAACATCTTGAAGCAATTGGTAAGATGAAAAAAGCAGACATCGAAGAGATGCTTGCTAATCATTCTTCAAAACTTGCTGAAGCAGAAAATGCTGAGTCTGATGCAGAGTTAAAGAAACTCGAAGACACCAAAGCCGAGATTGAAGAGAAAATCAAAAACATCTCAGTTAAAGAAGATGTTGCAGCTCTTGTAGAAGGTGAAGACCTTTCAGAAGAGTTCAAAGAAAAGGCAGCTACAATTTTTGAGGCTGCGGTTAAATCCAAGATTCGTTCTGAAGTAGAGCGTCTTGAGGAAAGCAATAGCAATGCAAGAGAACAAGAAATGGATACCTTCAAGGATGAACTTACCGAGAAGGTAGATACTTATCTCAACTACGTTGTAGACGAATGGACCAAAGAAAACGAGTTAGCAATTGAACGTGGACTTAAAGGTGAAATTGCTGAAGACTTTATTTCTGGCCTGAAACAGTTGTTTGAAGATCATTACATTGATGTTCCAGACGAAAAGTATGACGTTCTGGAAGCACAATCTGAAAAGATTTCCGAATTAGAAGAGAAACTAAATGAAACAATTCAAAAGAACGTTGAACTTAGTGATACTAAAACTACTCTAGTTCGTGAACAGGTTATATCTGAGGTTTCCGAAGATTTAGCCGACACTGAAATTGAAAAGTTCAAAGAGTTGACAAAAGATGTTGAATTCGATAATGAAGCATCCTTCCGTGAAAAACTTGATACACTGAAGGAAAATTATTTTCCGAAAGTAAAAACATCTTCAACTTCTGAGACAATAAATGATGTAGATGGTGGCACCGCACAGGACATTGATACGACAGATACGATGCAAAAGTATATGTCAGCTATCAGTCGTGATCAAAAGGCGAGTGCATAATAAATTATAATAAAGATGTAAAAAAAGGAGAAACAAATGTTTCAGACAGAACATCTACAGGAAAAGTGGCAGCCAGTCCTAGAACACCCCGATCTTCCAAAGATTGAGGATTCTTACAAGCGGGCAGTTACCACTCTCATCCTAGAAAACCAAGAAAAAGCACTTCGTGAGGACAAAAACTTCCTTACTGAAGTTGTGCCTTCTAACTCGATGGGTGGCGGACAGATGGATACATGGGACCCAATTTTGATCTCATTAGTTCGTCGTGCGATGCCTAACTTGATTGCATATGACGTATGCGGTGTACAACCAATGACAGGGCCTACTGGTCTTATCTTTGCAATGCGCTCTTCGTTTATCTCTCAGGACGGTGCAGAAGCACTTATGGACGAATCTATGCCTGGTGGAGCAAATTCATCTAACCAAAACGCTGGTGGTACAATCGGTGGTGGTGACGTTGCTTCTACTGAGACTAACCCATCAGTTCTTAATGATGACCCTGCTACTGCATATACTAGTGCAACAGGTATGACTACGGCACAGGGAGAAGCATTAGGTGACAGTTCTACGAATGCTTTCGCACAGATGGCTTTCTCAATCGAAAAGTCAACCGTTACGGCGGTTAGTCGTGCTCTTAAAGCAGAGTATTCGATGGAACTTGCTCAAGACTTAAAAGCACTGCACGGTCTAGATGCAGAAACAGAACTTGCTAATATTCTTAGTTCTGAAATTCTTGCAGAAATCAACCGTGAAGTTGTTCGTTCCCTGTATGTTACCGCTGTTAAAGGTGCTCAGGCTAATACGACAACTGCTGGTGTTTTCGATCTTGACACCGACTCAAATGGTCGTTGGTCAGTTGAGAAATTCAAGGGTCTTATGTTCGCAATAGAACGTGATGCCAATGCTATCGCTCAACAGACTCGTAGGGGTAAAGGAAACATGATTATTTGTTCAGCAGACGTTGCGTCCGCTCTTCAAATGGCTGGTGTTCTTGATTACACTCCTGCTCTTAACAATAACTTAAATGTTGATGACAGTTCTACTACCTTTGCTGGTACAATGAATGGTCGCTTCAAGGTTTATGTAGATCCATATGCTGCTAACGTATCTGCTTCACAGTACTACGTTTGTGGATATAAGGGCACATCACCTTATGATGCAGGATTTTTCTACTGCCCATACGTTCCTCTTCAGATGGTTCGTGCGGTTGGTGAGAATTCCTTTCAACCAAAAATTGGATTTAAGACACGTTACGGAATGGCCGCTAACCCATTTGCTGCTGCTGGTGCAGTTGCTGCTGCTGATACGGTTAATACCGATGCGTCTCTTGATGCAAATACCAATGCTTGGTATCGTCGGGTTAAAGTTTCAAATCTCATGTAAGATTTGTTTCTAATAAGAAACTTGACTACAAACTTAGAGGGTGCTTTCGGGCACCCTCTTTTTTTGTTATAAATAAGTATATGGCAACATCAAAAGCAATAGATCGACAACCAACAAAGTTGGATTATGCAAGCCCCACACAGTTTCGATTTGGTATTAATCAATTACCGAAAGTAGAATTTTTTACTGTTGGCGCCAATGTTCCATCAATTAATCTGGGAGATGCAATATTTCCTACACCGTTTAAAGATATTCCAGTAATGGGAGATAAATTGACATATGATAATTTGTCTATTAGTTTTATTGTCGATGAGTATCTGGAGAATTATATATCATTACATGAATGGATGACTGCAATAGGATTTCCAAAAAACAGAACACAGTTTAAAGATTTTAGATCAAACACTTCAAATGTAGCACAAGCAACACAAGGAACAAGTCTAGATATTGGTGATGTACAGCCATCAACTTCAGCTAATGCATTATTTTCAGATGGTTATCTGATGATTCTTTCCAACAAAAATAATCCTATTGTAGAAATAACTTTTCATAATATGTATCCTGTAGCATTAGGAGCTTTAGAATATAATCAGGGTGCAACTGATGTAGAATACCTGACAGTCTCCGCAGATTTTGCTTATCAAATCTATGAAATAAAAACATTATAAATACAATTGAGCAGATATGATAAACTTTAACAACTTTCAAAATCTAGTCTTAGGACAATATATGCAAAGGAGAGTTTTATCAATCTCTGCTCATCTTTGAAAGATATATTATGAACTTGGACCAGTTAAAAGAAGAAGCATACAAAGACCTACCTATCACTGATCAAGAACACCTAGATCAAGAATCCTATCACAATCAAGACATCAAAGCAAAATGGCTAGATTATAAGTCACGGTTCGAACTTTTATTGGTAAAAAATAAAGGGGCTTACCAGAAATTGTATAGAGACAAATGGGAATACTATGGTGGTAAAGCAGATGCAAAGATATATGTATCAAAACCATTTGATCTAAAAGTTCTCAAAACTGATCTCGCTATGTACATAAACTCTGATGATGACATTATAGAACTTGGTGCAAAAATCAGTTATCTGGAAACTGTAATTAAATATACCGAAGGCGTAATTAAATCCATCGATAATCGTGGGTGGGATGTAAGTCATGCTATCGGATGGAAAAAGTTTGAAGCTGGAATGATATGATTGACAGAGAAGTTATTATAGAAAATTTAAAAAACGTATATGACCCTGAGATACCAACAGCAAGTCTATACGATTTAGGTTTGATATATGACATTGATATTGAACATGAGAAGCATAAAGTAACCATCACACATACACTTACAAGTGCTTTCTGTCCTTTTGCAGACCAGATTGTTGCAGATGTTCGAAAGGCTGGGTATGTAGAAGAAGTAAGGTGGGTAGAAGTTAATTTGACATTTGATCCTCCATTTTCTATGGATCTGGTTCCAGAAGAAACAAAACTCTTATTAGGGTGGTTATGAATGGGACAAATGAAAGATTTGATTATGGAGAAGTATATTGGTTGATGTAAACACTCATAAGTGTTTTCCTACACTAATTCATGAATTTAAATTGGATTTAGATAATGATAAGATGTTAGATTATGTATATGGAATGAAACGATCCGTTGTGCCTGGCACTAACGTATCTGGTCCCAGCCAGGATGATCTACACAAATTACTGATATTTAAACCTCTGGTAGATGAACTTACTATAATACATGATTCCATTTTACAAAATCTTGAATATGAATATGATAAATTAGAAATTACTAATATGTGGGCAAATCATTTATATAGTGGAGATTCACACGCACCACATACACATTCTAATAATTTCCTTTCTGGAGTTTATTACCTTCTTGGTGGATTATTTGAAGATACCAAAACCACAACTTCTCCAATACAATTTTTTGATCCAAGACCACAAGCACATGTATTACGTCCCAGAAACAAACCAAACCAAAATAACGCTTCGATGTTATCATTTAATTCTGTTAATGGTACTGGTTTGATATTTCCTTCTTGGTTGCAACATTGGGTTCCGCCAACACAACATGAAAGAATTAGTGTATCGTGGAATGTGTTAGTTCGTGGTCATTATGGTGAACCCAAAACTTTTCAAAATGCTTATATCTAAGAAAAATGAAGTTTATCTAACCTTAACGGATTTAGACCCTTCCACTACACAAGAATTATCAGAGTTTTTTACCTTTGAAGTTCCCGGCTTCAAGTTCATGCCCATGTATCGTAATCGTATGTGGGATGGAAAGATACGATTGTTTTCTCCAGCAACAGGAGAGATATACGTAGGGCTATTACCATACATCAAAAAGTTTTGTGAGAGTAATCACATATCATATATATTAGAAGAAGGAGTAAAAGATGAGCGGAATGTTGTTCGTGAGGTGGTTAGAGGGTTTATCCGATCACTCAAACCAAAATCAAAAGGGAAATCCCTCAAAGTTCGTGACTACCAAATTGATGCAGTACACCATGCTATTTCCACAAATCGTGCTCTTCTTGTTTCTCCTACTGCTTCTGGGAAGTCGCTGGTAATATATTCCTTAGTTCGTTATTATCAAATGTCGGGACATAAAACTTTGATCCTTGTTCCTACTACATCTTTGGTCGAACAAATGTATTCTGATTTTGAAGACTATGGATGGTCGTCAGGTACATACTGTCAAAAAATATATCAAGGCCATGACAGAAAAATAACTAAGGATGTGGCTATATCTACATGGCAATCTATTTACAAGATGCCTAAAAAGTACTTTGAAAATTTTGGGTGTGTGATTGGTGATGAAGCACACCTATTTAAAGCTAAATCTCTTACAGGTATTATGACCAAGTTACACCAGTGCAAGTATAGATTCGGTCTTACAGGGACATTAGACGGTACACAGACACACCAATTAGTACTAGAGGGACTATTTGGTGCAGTAGAAAAAGTAATAACAACAAAAGAATTGATGGACAAAAAGACCCTTGCTAATTTGAAAATAAAATGTATAATACTAAAACATCCTAATATTAGAGAGAAGATGACCTATGCAGAAGAGCTTGATTACATTACAGGAAATAATGAAAGAAACAATTTCGTTAGTAATCTCTTGGTCCACCTTCCTGGCAATACTCTTTGTTTATTTCAATTAGTAGAGAAACATGGTAAAATTTTACACGACAAGGTAAAGGAGAAAATTAATGACACTCCCGTATTTTTTATATATGGAGCAACAGCTGCGACAGAAAGGGAGAACATACGAGAAATTGTTGATGGGGAGAAAAATTCGATTACCATTGCGAGTTATGGCACTTTTAGCACTGGTATTAATATTCGCAATATTAACAACATCGTGCTCGCAAGTCCAAGTAAGTCCAAAATTCGAGTACTCCAATCGATTGGGAGAGGGCTTAGGCGTAGTGAGGTTAAAGATTCCATTTTAATATTTGATATTGCAGATGATATATCCTATAAAGATCGCCGCAACTTCACACTCACACACTTTACTGAACGACTAAATATCTATAATGAAGAACAATTTGATTATGAAATTAGCAAGGTAAAACTAAAATGACTGAAACTCTTCCATATAAAATAGTTAAACTAACAAATGGTGAGGATATCATTTGTATAGTTAAAAATGAGCTTGGAGAAGAGTGTGAAGTTAGCTATCCGCTATTAATGCAAACTCTTCCACGAAGAACACCAGAAGGGTTTGTAGAATCATTAAGTCTTAGCAGATGGTTGCAGCCATTTACCGAAGAATCACTTTTTAAAATCAAAAATGATAAGATTATTTTAATAACTGATGCCTCTCCAGGCCTTTGTAAATACTATGAATATGTTTTATCAAAAATAGATAGTTCTAATAGTCCTAATGAAAATGATGTCTTTGATGAAAAGAATTTTTCGAAAGAAGAAGATGATGATAAAGATAATGAAGAAATTTATGAAGAATTATTATCAGATATGGATATAGACTCTAATACAATTCATTAAAAACCCACATACTTATTATACACATATTTTTTATTATGTCAAGTCCCTTTTGTACCTTGACATTCTATTGTTTATAGTTTATAGTTATAATAATATAACTACAAGGAGTTCTAATGGCAAAAATAAAAAAGCCCCATTATGTGGACAATAAAAAATTTCTACAAGCTATGATTGATTGGAAAACAACCTGCGTGGAAGCTGAAAATTCTGGAAAAGAACGGCCTCCTATAACAAGCTATATTGGAGAGAGTTTTTTGAAGATAGCAACACATTTATCCTATCGTCCTAATTTCATTAATTACACATACAGAGATGAAATGATATCTGATGGTATTGAAAATTGTTTACAATATGTAGCTAATTTTAATGCAGAAAAATCAAACAACCCATTTGCATATTTTACGCAGATTATCTACTATGCTTTTCTTAGAAGGATTGCAAAAGAAAAGAAACAAACACACGTAAGAAACAAAATGATTGAAAAGTGTAGCTACGAATCTTGGACTACAATGGAGGGTGATGATAGAGATTATTCTGTAATGGGGTTTGACCCAAACATAATGCTTCCTGATGAAGACGTATATAGACCAAAGAAAAAAGTAATAAATAAAAATAAAGGCTTGGAAAATTTTATGGAAGATGAGGTAGATCATATAGCTGTTAGGGGCAAAGATTGAAAATAGCAATTGTAACCGATACTCATTTTGGTGCAAGAAACGATAATCAAAACTTCAACGAATATTTCTTTAAATTTTATGAAAATACCTTTTTTCCCACTTTGATAGAGAGGGGAATTACTACATGTGTTCATATGGGAGATGTTGTTGATCGTCGTAAATATATAAGCTATCGCACTGCACATGATTTTCGTAAACGATTTATAGGAAAATTTCAAGAGCTTGGAATTGACCTTCATATCATAATCGGCAATCATGATACTTATTATAAAAATACCAATGAAGTTAATTCTATGGAAGAGCTTGTAGGTACAGACAGGTTCAAAATTTATTCTGAGCCAAAGATTGTGGAATTTGATGGTTTACCCATACTTCTAATGCCATGGATTAATGCAAACAATTATGATATATCTATTAAGGCCTTGTCTGAAGCTAAAGCAGATATTCTAATGGGTCACTTGGAAGTAAATGGTTTCGAAATGCATAGAGGACAGTTTGCTCAGGGATCTTACGACAAAGAACTGTTTCATAGATTTGATACAGTTTTTAGTGGCCATTATCATCATAAATCAGATGACGGTCAAATTTTTTACTTGGGCACGCCATATGAGATAATGTGGAATGATTGGAACGATCCAAAAGGGTTTCATATTTTCGATACAGAAACCAGAGAACTGGAACGAATAGTTAATCCATACACCATATTTAAAAAGATTTATTATGATGATACACAAAATGATTACAGTAAGCATGATGTTGAACAATATATAGAGCATTACGTAAAACTTATTGTAGTAAATAAAAAGGATTTATATAAATTTGATTTATTTGTAGATAGACTGCTAAAGACTGATGCACATGAAGTTAAAATTATTGAAGACTTTTCTGAACTGGATGCAAGCAATGTATCTGATGATATTATTAACAATACAGAAGATACTTTAACCCTTCTTGATAAGTATATAGATGAGCTCGATGTGACTCTTGACAAAGACAGACTCAAGAACACTATGAAGACCTTGTATAATGAGGCGCAGGATTTAGAACTTTGATAATTTTTAAGTATGTACGATGGAAAAACTTTCTCTCTACTGGTAACAACTTCACAGAAATTCAATTAGACAGGAATCCAACAACTCTGATAATAGGAGAAAATGGAGCTGGTAAATCTACCGTTCTTGATGCTCTCTGCTTTGGTTTGTTTGGTAAACCATTTCGTAATATCAATAAACCACAGTTGCTCAATTCTGTTAATAACAGCAATTGTCTTGTGGAGGTTGAGTTTGAGATTGGTTCCAAGAAATTAAAGGTGATTCGTGGAATTAGGCCAAACATCTTTGAGATTTATGTCAACAACAAGATGTATAATCAGGATGCAAATGTAAGAGATTATCAGAAGTATCTTGAGCAGCAAATTCTTAAACTGAACTACCGTAGTTTCACTCAGGTTGTTATTCTCGGTTCTTCTACATTTATTCCCTTTATGCAACTGAAGGCCCGACATCGTAGAGAAGTTGTCGAGGAAATTCTGGACATACAGATTTTTTCTTTGATGAATATGCTTCTCAAAATGAAGCTAAAGGAAATTGATAGTAATACAAAGGATATGGAATATCAATATGAGCTGACCGAAGAGAAAATTTTTCTTCATGAAAAATATATTGAGGATATGAAAGCAAATAAAGATAAGTTAACTGAAGAAAAGATTACACTTCTTGCTAATAATGAAGAAGAAATATTCAAGAAGAACACAGATATTACTTTTCATCAACAGAATAATGAGGAACTTTTACTTGCAATTAAAGATAGAAATAAAGTAACAACCGATCATAATAAATTATGCGACATAAGAAGTACTTTAACAGAAAAGAAAAATAACAACTCCCGTATGGTAAAATTCTTTGAAGAGAATAATGATTGCCCTGCTTGTGAACAACCTCTTCGTAATGCGTCTAAAATGGTAAAATCTAAACAGAAAGAAGTAGATAAATTTGCAATGGCATTGGAGGAACTATCTCAAGCAATACTCAAATCAGATAATAAACAGAATGCGATATCCACCATTGCAGATAAAATAAGAAAAAATGAGGTTCATGTTGCTAAAGAAAATAGCTCTGTAACTCAACTGGAAAAATTTAATGCTACTCTACAGGCAGAGATAGATCAGTTGCAGTCTGGTGATGTGTCAAAATCAGATTATGATAAGCTGAAAAAATTAAAATCAAAGATAGTAACAGTAGAAGAACTAAAACAAAAATTAAAAGAAGACCAGACTTATGCTGAAGCCGTAAGAAACATGTTACAGGATACGGGCATTAAAACAAAAATTATCAAGCAATATCTTCCCATTATGAATAAACTGATAAATACATATCTTACCTCTATGGAATTTTATGTTAACTTCACTCTTGACGAAAATTTTAATGAAACAATCAAGTCAAGGTATCGTGATGAATTTACATATGAGTCTTTCAGTGAAGGTGAGAAAATGAGAATTGATCTGGCACTTCTGTTTACATGGAGAGCTGTTGCCAAGATGAAAAACAGTACCAATACTAACTTGTTGATGCTGGATGAAATCTTTGATAGCTCTCTCGACGGTACAGGTACAGATGAGTTTCTAAAGATTTTAAATACTCTGGGTGGAGAGAATGTATTTGTAATCAGCCATAAACAGGATGCTCTAGTTGACAAGTTTAAGAGCACAATCAAATTTGAGAAGATTAAGAATTTTAGTCATGTTGTCGAATAAAAAGTATGGAGTGATATATGCAGACCCACCGTGGTATTTCAAAAATTACAGTAGCAGGGGTGAAGGACGTAATCCTAATCAGCATTACGGCTGTATGTCTATTGATGATATTTGCAATCTTCGCATTACTGATATTAGTGAAAGAGAT